AGGCTCAGCAGCGGCAGGCCGCCCTCCCCGAAGCCGTCGCGGCTGACGCCATACCAGACCACCGGCGGGCTCTCCAGCACCTCGCCCCTGGGCCCGGTGAAGGTGCCCTCCTGCGGGCGCCCGTCGGCATCGACGGCCACCTGGATGTTGTATTGAGCCGTGACCCCCTTGCCGCCGTTGCCGGTGATCTCCAGGAGGCGCCAGCTGCCGCCCTTCATCACCCGGTATCGGGGCTCCAACTTGACCCCGTAATCCCCGTCTTCTACCTCGTGCCACTCCAGGATCGTGACGGCGATCGGCACCCGCCGTCCGCCCCGCTTGACGGTCCGCCAATTCAAAACGTTCCGGCGCTCGGCGGCTGAGAACGTGGGCCGGCGGCCTTGGGCCCGCTCGTCCGCCCTGCTCCCAGGTGTCCCCGGCGGGGCGTCGGCCATGAGGAGGCAGCCGCCGTCCCGGAGCCCCAGGGCATCAGTGCCGAGCCCCCACGCCTTCAGGCTGTTGCCCTCGCCGTCAATGTCCTGGGCCGCGTCGAGGAGACCCTTCTGCACCCCTCGCAGTTGGTAGCGGCTGAGCACCCCCGCGAAGGCGCTCACGCCATCCTTGAAAAAGCTCGGGTAGCTGCTGCGCCCCACCCGCGCCTCATAGGCCCGCCGGGGTTCACCGGCCTCCTTTGGCAGGTGGCGCTTCTTTGCATCACCTCGCAGCAGATCCCAGCAGTCAGCGACCAGATCAAGGTCGGCCATCACCTCCCGCAGCTTCGGGTGCTGGAACGACGGCAGATCGCCCTTATTGCTCGGGTGGCTGATCTGCTGCTGCTGCACCGGTGCCTAGTCCTTCTGGCCCAGTTTTCCCGCTTGCGTGGGGGTCGTGACAGGCACCAAACAAATCCAACTGCTCCGCCACCCGCAGGATCTCAACCGGATCCGTGATGCGTCGCCCCGCCTTGCCCTCGGGGCCCCCTGCAGCCCCGTCAGGCACGACCAAGGCCAGGGCCTGCTGCTCTGGCGCCGGCTTCAGTCGCTCGCCCCAAATGATGCCCTCGGCGTGCCGCAGGAACTGCCCATGGGGCATCCGCGCCACCTGGCGCCGGGGCTGGGCATCCCAGGCCGCTTCCAGCATCTGCCGATCCGCCCACCGCAGAGCGGCATGGGCCTCGTCTGCGATCCGCAGGACCTCGTTCAGCTCGTCGTAGCTCTCGATCTCATCCCACGGGTCGGGCTCACGGTTGGCATGGAGGGCCTCAGGGTCGAGGAGCCGCGTGGCCCCCTGTGCTTCAAGGATCGCCGTCACCTCCTCAGGCGCGAGCCCGGTGGCCTCCACCACGGCCGAGAGGGTGGCCCCGTCGGCGGCGAGGCGCCGCACCGTGGGCGCCACGTCCCTCCACTTATCGGGGAACTTCACCCCGGAGCTGTGGCCCCGGTCCCGCAGCCACTGGGCCATGGCCCCACGGACGTAGGGCACCACGCACGTGGACAGGGCATAGGGGCGTTTGGTGGCCGGGTTAAGGCGCTCGGGGTCATACTTGCGGCAGCCGTTGAGCAGGCCTCTGGCGGCCACCAGGAACAGGTCGTCAAACGGCATCCGGGTGGACCGGGCCATCCGGTTGGCCATGCTGGCGGCCAAAAGGAGGTTGTCGGCCGCCAGCTGCTCCGACCATGCCGTAGGCGGCGGGAACCCCTTGAGCCGGTCCAGATCAGGACACGGGTCGGGCCGGACCTTCTGGCTGCGGGCGGCCCTGAGGCGCCGGGTGGTGGTGGCCATGCTCAACGCACCGGATTTGGGCCTGTTTGTTGTCCCATTATTGCATCAGTGAATGCTTAGGCGCCATAGCCATAGCTCACCGTAGAGAAACTGATGGGACCAGAGCTGGAGAGATAGATCAAGAGCTGACTTGTGCTGTCCACAATGTCATCGAACGTTGCTGCGGGGAATTGCAATAACTGATCTTTGACCACATTGCTCCAGGGGGCGGAGCGAGGCAGGAACACCCGGCCGTTGTTGAACTCCACGCTGGCAGCATTGGCGCGGGATTCCTTGCCGCCCATGTCACCGACCCCGGCGGCAACCACCTGATAGCCGTGGGCGCCCTGCGTGAGGGTCTTGATCACTGCGGCGCCGTTGGCCTTCTTCTCGATCACCAGCTCCCCGAAGCGGTGCCGGGTGTACATCGAGCGGATCATGCTCACCGTAGCGGGAAAGTCCAAGCGCTCATTCACCAGATCCAGCAACCAGGCGCCTTGAGGGGTCTGCCCCCAAAGGGTCATCGCCACCATGTCGCTACCGGCGGTGTCGTCAAAGGTGCAGTCAACCGACAGGATCCGGCGGATGAAGTGCGTCGGCAGCTCGGGGTCGTCGGGCTTGCCGGGCCAGGCCGGGCAGCCGTAGAACCGCATTCGATCCAGGAAGAAAACGGTCCCCTTCCCGGCGCTCGGCCGCTGCTGAAAAATCGATTCCCAGTCCCGCTCTGGCGTGTTGGCCCTCTTCCGCTTGATCCATCGCTCATCAAAACGATCGGGGTCCAGGGCCTCGCCGGGCTGGCGGCTGTCGGCCTCGCGGGTGACGGTGGCCGGTAGGGGCTTGATGTCGTTGGCGGGCACCGCAGAGATCGGCAGGGAGACGACGTGCCAGCGCTCGCAGTCGTCCTCCATGTCCTCCTTCTCCAGTTCCAGGTTCTTGCTCAACAGGTAGCCGATCAGATCGGCCTCATGCCAGCGGGTGTGAACCACCACCACGCCGTTGCCGGGCTCCTCACGGGCGCTCAGCACTGAATCCCACCAGTTGTGAACCTGCCGGCGGAAGGCCGCCGATTCGGCCTCTTCCCTGCCCTTGATCGGGTCATCGATGAACAGCCAGTGCCCTGGCTTGCCGGTGCCCTTGCCGATGCCTGCAGTCCAGATCGTTCCGATCCCATCGGCGGTGCCCCATTCCTCCTTCCCTGAGCGGGTGGGGCTCAACGGGCCACCACTGGCGGCGAAGTAATCGCGGGCATTCTCGGAAAACCCCACCGCAAGATCCTGGGTCTGGCAGCAGATGCCCCCGGAGCGATCGGGGAACCGCCGCAGGCAGTAGCCGGGCAGGAACCGACTGAAGATTGTGGACTTCCAGTGCCTCGGGGGGAGCTCCACCATCAGCCGCGGCAGGTCGCCATCGGCGAAGCGCTGGCCAAGGGCGATCAGCCGTTCTGTGTGAGGCGTAAACGGGAAGCGCGGGAAGGCATCAGCGATGTACTGCCTGAAGGAATTGGTGTAAGGCTCCACTGCCGCCGGGATCGCCGCTTCTGCGGCCCTGGCCTCCTGCACCTCCCGCATCGCGGGGAAGCCGCCCCAGTCGTGGTAGGCGGCGTGGTGGAGGAGGTTTAGGGGCATCAGGGGCGGGGTTCAGTGACTACAAAGCCCGTCATCGCCGTAGCCGCAGATTTCCTCCGGGGTGCGGTCGTCAAGCACTGGGAGGGGCGGACGACAGGGGTCAATGAATTCTTCTGTCGTGACGGATTCACCTGCAACCAGTGATCTCCATGCCACTTCTGGCAAGGGTTCGTTAATCGTAAAAGCTAGATCGGCTTCGGTTGCCGGCTTGAGTGGCACTGGAAGCATAAGAATGCACCGGCACATCGGGTGCCTAGGTAGCGGTGGCATGTTCGCCCTGATCGTCAGCGGAGCGGGCCAGAAGCCGTGGCGGCGAAACTCAGCCGGGAGATCCCAGATCTGCGGGTGGCTCCTGACCAGACGCAAGACCGCGCCAACGATGCGGCTTGTGCCATGGCGGATCACCTCCCCCGTTGCCGGGTTGAAGGCCACCACGCCGCTGATCCTGCGCCCGGTGCGGTCGTAGACGGTGGCGCCGTTGGGGTACTGCTGGCGGAAGGCGGGGGTGTTGGCGTCAAGCATGGGAAAGACCTTTCAGTAGCTGGGCGATGCGGGTCAGCTGCTTGTCGGTCAACTGCATCAGATCGGGCTGCTCGGCTGCCACGCACTCCGCGTCAGCTTCGAGCGCTGCCACAAGTTCACCCATCTCCCCCTGCGCTGGCGAGGCTACGGGGCCATCGTGGCAGCCGCTGAACCCAGGATGCGCCAGGATCGCCTCAGCCAGGGCCGCAGCGCCTAGCTCGTGCTTGCCGTCCACTTCCCTGACGATCTCGGCCAACCGCAGGATGCGGCCTACGTCGGGGTCGTTCGGCTCTAGCTCTTCCGGTGCGGGGGTGGCTATTGCGCAGGCGATGATAGCGCGGGCGAACTTGATTAACTCAGTAAAGGCAATGGCGCGTGCGTCGTGACTACCGCCCATCAGCCTTTCCAAGGCTATAGGTATTTCATCTTCCGCAATTTCCCGGATTTCCTTGTTGGTTAGTCGTCGGATGCTTCGGTTGGTCATTGTTGGTGGTGGCAATGGGGTTCGTCGCGTGGTGTCATCACCCGCATTCAATAGCAACATACTCAGCGGCTTCTGAGTCCCATTCTGTTACCGGAAGTCCGTGGTAGCCACCGTGCAATCTTCCACCTGGGGCGTATACGTGCCTCTCTTTGCAATAAAGCTGAAAGGCGCGGC